CTTTCTTTTGAGCAGGTTTATTAAGCCTCTCAAACTCCACACGTGGATGTCCTACTTGGTTACATCCCGCAAAATGAACACAATTTGTTCCTTTACATTTTATATTACATAAAACATCTGCATTAGTCTCAACATAACCATCTTTAAGAGCTGGACAATTTTGATAGTGTATACACCCTTGAACCTTCCCCTCAGCTTTCGCAGCCTGGGCATAGGATTTTTTAATTTCAGGTATAACTACTTTCTCATTGTTCTTCTCTCTATATGTTGGTTGTTGAGGTTTCTTAGCTGCTTGTTTAATTTCTTTATTACCAGCTTGAAACTCTTTAAACCCCTTTTCCATAAGGGTACCAAATCTATCTGCGAAACTCTGCTTTACTCGAGCTCGTTGATCTGGCGCTATATTTTGATCAATCCATTTATAAGAATCCTTGAGAACTTGTTCAGTTGCTTCTATATTCCTACCACCATGTGGTTGTTGATCAGGGTAAACATGATATGTTCCAAAAGCTCTCTTCCCTTGCGGAAAAACAGTATTTTTGAAATAATCATTTGCACCCATGATTGTGGCATAAGAAGGTGCTATAGCTTTCTGTTTTTGTTGTGATCTACTATTAACACCAGCCCCAATCTGTTTCAATCCATTTCCTTGTTTAAAAGACAAAAATGCATCTCTGCTCATAAATGTTTTACCATTAGCAGACCATGCGTGGGAATAAATTTGTTCTGTTTCATTCTTGATATCTTCCATTCGGTCAACCATTCTCTCCCACTTTTCCTTCAACTGTTCACTTTTTCCATACTTTTGTAAGTCATCGGCCTGTTCCTTCAGGTCTTCCAAAGTGTACCTCATCTCAATTAAAATTTCTTTTTCTTCACGATTAAGATGATCTGCAGCCTGTACCCTCTCGGCATAATGCTGCATATTTGGGTCCCACCATTCTCTTCCAGAATTGTCTTCCCTCCATCCCCAAGTTGTTGGGGTGTTACTCTTGCCTCTTCCTCCTTCAAAAAGAACAACAGGTTCGCGTATCGATTGCTTTTGCTTAATAGCTTCTAAAGTAATTACATCAACGCTTGCCTGCAATGCTTTCCAAGGGAGTCGTGCATCCACTTCGGCAAAGAGTCTACATAAAACATCGTATTTATCATAAACATAAATCTTGAACTCCTCAAGACCTTCC